TTCGAGGTTTTGAACATTCCCGCCACCGTCCAATCAGAAACGTTAAATGTAGGTACCGATCCTACTCTTCCAGAAGAAGAAGACGATGTTATGGAGGTGAAGGGATTTTTGGAATACCGAGGAGGATCCACGATTGACGGAGATTGCGGAGCACTTGTTGTCGCTTGCGACCCACGAATGTCGCGTAAGATTTGCGGCATGCATGTTGCAGGACAAACCAATGCTGGATTTTCGTTCATTCTCATCAAAGAGCACGTTGACTATTTGCTAGCTGAAGCCCATCGTTCGGCTAAGCTCGCTTTCGAGCCACCAATCACGAAAGAGAACGAGCGCCCAGTCATCCAAGGCGCAGTCGAACAACTTGGCCTATCCAAAGCCGTGTTCGAACCAACAAAGACTTCTATTCGAAAATCAGAAATTCATGGCCTTTTTCCCATCACAAAGGTCCCAGCAGTCCTGGCTCCAGTTCCAGGTTGCGATCCTTTGGTTAAAGGCGCGCAGAGCTTCGGAAATGCTCCTGGATATGTTTCTCAAGAAGACATGGAATCTTGCAAAGGATCCATGGAAGCCGCCTTTTTCGTAGGCAAACCAACCATCGCACGCAAACTTACACTTGAGGAAGCCGTATTCGGTATTCCTGGAATCATCGAACCAATGAAAACCGATACATCTCCTGGCTATCCATGGTGCTTGGAATCCCATCCAGAACCAGGCAAAAGGCATTGGATTAATACCGAAACCCGTTTTATTCACGAGGACTTGCGCAATGCCATCAGTCGACTCGAGCAAGACGCTATTGATGGAAAAGTTTCGCCAACAATCTTCAAAGACACTCTGAAGGATGAACGACGAAAACTCAGCCGTTGCGACAGATCCAAACCAGAAGACATCAAGACTCGCGTTTTTGCCGCTAGCCCAATGCATCTTGTCATCTTTATGAAAATGTATTATGGAGCCTACTTCCAACACATGCAAAACGAACGCATCAAGAACACGACCGCGATTGGAATCAACCCTTACTCATGTGAGTGGCACCAAATTGTCATGAAATTGAGAGAGGTTGACAGCAAAGTCAACGATGGCGATTACGAGAAATTTGACACGACGCAACCACCAGCATTCATCGACGGATTCTTCCAAGTCGCACGGAAATGGTACCAGCTGTACGCCGAACGGACACACAAGCCATCCAGCACGGACCATGACGACATGTGCCGTGAAGCCATTGGTCGCCAAGTCACTTTTGCCATTCACTTGTGCAGAGATGAGACTTATCGCGTCGCTGGAAAGAACCCAAGTGGTGTCTTCGGTACCACACAAATCAACTCAGGATCCAACCTCCAGGCATTTCAATATTCCTGGGACAAGATCTACCCACAACACGCCGGACCAGTCCACTTTCACCGGAATGTTCGCATGGTCACCAACGGAGACGACGTCATCTTTTCCGTGAGGAGAGAATTTTCGGATTTTACCATCGCCAACATTGCCGTGCAAATGGCAAAGATCAACATGATCATCACGCCCGCCTTGAAAGAAGGAGGCCTTGTCGAAGCCCGTCCCGTTGAGCAAGTCACGTTTCTGAAACGCGGTTTCAAGCTCATGAACGGATTTTATCGAGCGCCTCTGGACATCGAGGTTTGCAAAGACATGACCCAATACACCAAGAAATCAGCTGACAACATGGCCGCAACCATCGAAAATATCAAAATTTCTGCCATGGAATTGGGCGTCACCGAACCAACCGGAGAAACACGCAAGTTGCTCTCCGACGCACTCACCAGACTCGGAAGACACAT